CATCATACTCCAACACTGCCGCAAACATGGCCGCGTTAACTGGAACGGCTATTGGTATTAAATCCCATAGTCTAGCAGATGGAGCTGACGGTAATGGTGAAACAACATTGAGTCTAGGAGATTATGCTAAAGGGTATGATCTATATAAAGATGCAGCCGATGTTGATATCTCATTAGTACTTGCAGGTAGAGCCACAGGTGGTACTCACGGTGAGGGACTACTTAACTACATTATTGATAATATCTGTGAATCACGTAAGGATTGCGTAGCATTTGGTTCACCACAGTATGCTGATGTTGTTAACAACCAAGACGCTGCTGATGATATTGTTGAGTTTAGAAATGTAGTAAGATCTTCTTCTTACGCCATGCTAGATAGTGGTTATAAATACCAGTACGATAAGTACAATGATGTATATAGATACGTACCATTAAATGGTGACATTGCTGGTCTTGTAGTACGTACAGACGATGTAAGAGATCCATGGTTCTCGCCAGGTGGGTTTAACCGCGGACAAATTAAGAATGTTGTTAAACTAGCTTATAATCCACGTAAGGCGTTTAGAGATGTACTCTATAAAGCAGGTGTTAACCCAGTAGTAACATTCCCAGGACAGGGTACTATTCTATTCGGTGATAAAACATTGCTTGCTAAGCCTAGTGCATTTGATAGAATTAACGTTCGTAGATTGTTCATTGTACTTGAGAAAGCAATTTCAACAGCCTCTAAATTTACGCTGTTTGAATTTAACGACGAGTTTACAAGATCTCAGTTTGTTAACTTAGTAGAGCCGTTCTTGCGTGATGTACAAGGTAGAAGAGGCATATATGACTATAGAGTTGTATGTGATGAATCTAACAACACAGGGGAGGTTATTGACCGTAATGAGTTTATTGGAGATATCTACATTAAACCAGCTCGCTCAATTAACTTTATTCAGCTTAACTTTGTTGCAGTACGCACCGGCGTTGAGTTCTCAGAAGTTGTAGGCAAATTTTAAGTTAAGAGCAGGAGAAAAAAATGGCATTTAACGTTAATGAAATTAGATCCCAGCTAACGCTGGGCGGTGCTAGAAGCTCGCTCTTCCAAGTGAGGTTCAATAATCCCCAGAATTCAGCTGGTGATCTTAAAGTACCGTTCATGATCAAAGCGACACAAATCCCTGCATCAACGCTAGGAACTATTGAAGTGCCGTATTATGGTAGAAAATTTAAAATCGCTGGTGATAGAACATTCGCTCCATGGAATGTAACTGTTATCAATGATGAAGATTTTCTAATCAGAAATGCACTTGAAGAGTGGAGTAGTGAGATCAATAACCATGCAGAGAATCTACGTGGCTTTGGTTCAGCATCACCTAGCTCATATAAGCAGGATGCAACAGTAACCCAATTTTCCAAGACAGGTGTACCAATCCGCGAGTATAAATTCGTTGGTATCTATCCAGCAGAGATTGCTGAGATTGATCTTAACTGGGAAGCCGTAGATCAGATCCAGGAATTCCAGTGTGTATTCCAGTACGATTATTGGACTGTAGGCGGCGCAACCGGTGCAGCTGGTACTGCCTAAATAGAGGTGAATAGGAGATCGATTGTGCTCTCCGACCAATTTTAAATTATGTGAGGAATTATGGCAGAACTTTTCGGTTTTGAAATTAAACGCAAGGAACAGGCACAGGCTAATACGTCTGTTCCTGTTTCTTTTGCTGCCCCAACGCCCGATGACGGTGCATTGCAAGTACAAGCTACCGGCGGCTCTTATGGACAGTATGTAGATCTAGAAGGTACAGCTAAAAATGAAGCTGAACTTGTTACTAGATATCGTAAAATGTCTATTCAGCCTGAAGTAGATGTAGCTGTTGATGATATTGTTAATGAGGCAATTGTTAACGACCCTAGACAAAGAGTCGTTGATATTAATCTAGATGGGCTTGAACAGCCTTCAAGAGTTAAAAAACTTATTACAGAGGAGTTTTTAAAGCTCTATAAATTACTATCCATGGCTGATAGTTCTTATGATATCTTTAAGAAATGGTAT